AAAGTATCAAATAAAAATAGAGGACGCAAACGGTGTAGTTTATAGAGATAAGCTATTTATAACGTCACAAGACACACAAGAATTTAAAGCAACAAAAGACCATTACTATTATGAGTAACGATATAAGATTATTACAACTTTCTAACTATGTACGTCCTAAATTAGAGGAAAATAAAGCTAAAAATTGGGTGTTAAATGGTAAAAATAATAGTTTTTATCAGTACGTAATTGACCGTTTTAATGGTAGCCCAACTAATAGTGCAATTATAGATAGTTATTGCAATCTTATTTACGGAAATGGTTTGCGTTCCAGAAACACTAATACTAGTGCATGGATTAATTTTATGGCAATTTTAAATCCAAAAGAAACACGTAAAATAATTTCAGATTTTGAGTTATTTGGAGAGGCTTCTTTTCAAGTTATAAAAACAAAAGATAGAAAAAATATAAGTTCTATTTATCATATACCAAAACAGCAAGTTGTACCAGCTTTAGAAAATGAAGATGGAATAATAGAAACATATTGGTATTCTAAAGATTGGTGTAATACAACAAAATATCAACCAGTACCTTATCCTGCTTTTGGAACATCTAACGATGAAATAGAAATATATTGTATAAAACCATATAAAGCTGGTAAAAACTATTTTAGTGACCCTGATTATTTAAGCGCGCTGCCTTATGCAGAAATGGAGGAGGAATTAGCAAACTTTTATATTAATTCTATCAAAAAAGGATTAAGCGCAGGTTATATTATTTCAGTTCCAGATGGGGGAGTAATGACCCCTGAAGAAAAAGATGAGTTTGAATCTAAAATAAAAGCAAAACTAACAGGATCTCCAAATGCAATGTCTTTTGTTTTAGATTTTCATGGCAGAGACGCTGAAATTACTATTGTTCCATTTCCTGTAAATGATAATCAACATAAACAATGGGAATATTTAACAGGTGAAAGTAGACAGCAAATAATGACAGGTCATAAAGTTGTAAGTCCTAAATTATTTGGAATTATGTCAGAAGGCGGTTTGGGGAATAACGCTAATGAATTAGATGAAGCAGAAGCACAGCTAATGAAACGTGTTATACAACCTAAACAAAGATATATAACTGAAGCTTTAGAAGAAGTTCTAAATTTTTATAATATCATATTAGATTTATATTTTGTTCCATTAACAGAACAGAAAAGCATACAAATGCATTCACACGACGAAAAAAAAAAGATTGATTTAGATTTATATGGAGAGGATGAAAATTTAGATGATTATGAACTTATTGATATTAAACCAGTTGATTATGAAGAAGAAGATAAACTTGAATTAGCAAGTGTAAGTACTGGAGTTGCAAAACCAAATACTAAATCTAAGTTTGATACTGAATTTTATATTCATCGTTATCGTTATGCGGGTAATGAAAACCCAGAACGTGAATTTTGTAAAGAAATGATGCGAAGAAATAAGATTTATAGACGCGAGGATATAGATTTAATGGGCGAAAACAATGTAAATCCAGGCTTCGGAATGCATCCAACACCAAATAAACCTTATTCTATATGGAAATATAAAGGAGGTGGTTTATTAAGTGCAGAATTTACAGGAGGAACATGTAAACATTACTGGGAAAAATTAACATATCGTAAAAAAGGAGTTAAAGTTGATGTTAATAATCCTAAAAACGAACCAAAAGAAAGCAAAGCATCAGGAATAGCGGGAATAGCACCGCATGATATTTAATATTATGATATATGTCATTATGGTTATATAACAATTTTGTATCTTTGTAAAAAAAGATATGGAAGTTTGGAAAAAAATAAGTGGGTTTGAAAATTATGAGGTTAGTAATTTAGGAAATATTAAAAATTCTAACTTCAAAAGAATGAATAAAGAACAGGAAATAAAATCAGCAAAAAATAGCAGTGGTTACTTGTTAGTAAGTTTATTTGACAATGGAAAAAGAAATAGGGTTATGGTTCATAGATTAGTTTCGGATAGTTTTTTATTAAATCCTGAAAATAAAAAACGCGTTAATCATATAAACGGAATTAAAACCGATAATAGAGTTGAAAATTTAGAGTGGAATACTCATTCAGAAAATACAAAACACGCTTTTAAAATTGGATTAATGAAAAATGCAAATGGAGAAAATCAGCATTTATCTAAATTAAAAGAAAAAGATGTTTTAGATATTAGAAAAAATGAAGATAATTTAAGTTATAAAAAATTAGCAAATAAATATAACGTTTCTGTTTTTTCTATATATTCAGTAATAAAAAGAAAAACGTGGAAACACATTTAAATTAAAATATTATGGCAGGTGAGCTTCTATTTATTACCCCAGAAGAAATGACATATTCCACTATTTTAAGTGGAAATACTGATACGGATAAATATTTATTTTGTATTGCCGATGCTCAATTATCTGTTATCGAACCATTATTAGGTACTTTATTATATGATAAGATAAAATCAGACAAAGAAGCAAATACATTGACTGGTTTATATTTAGAATTATATACAGATTTTATTAAGCCAATTACTAAAAATGAAGCGGTAGCACAATATATAGAAATAGCTTCTTATATCGTAGATAATGCAGGAGTGTATAAACATACTGGAGATAAAATTGAAGTCGTAGATAAGCAAGAAGCACAATATTTAGCTGGTAAATATCACAATTTAGCGCAAATGTATATTGGACGCTTTAATAAATGGATATGTAAAAATACCATTGATGAATATAAAGTTTGTCAGGATGAAGTTAATGCGCAAAAAGTAAAAGTTTCTTTTGGATGGAAATTATAAGCGGTTATAATAGAAAATGTAAAGATAGTTTAGCAGGAGTTAAAAAAATATGGCTATGTAAATATCAAAAATATAATCGTAGCCAAATAATAACAGACAGTAATTATCTTATATCAATTCCTGATACTTTTATTTATCATTTTCATTCTATTGAAGCAAGCCAACCAGTAGAAACTCAAGAACAAAACGAAGGTGGTAAATTTTACAATCAAAGTATATCTTTAACTTTTCAAGGTTCAGAGATTGCGGATTTAGAAATATTAAACTATTTAAATTACCGTTTATTGTTCTTAGACAACAATGGATTCTACCGCATTTTTGGTTTATATAACGGATTAGAAAGTAGTGGCGTTATATACGAAACTGGACAGTCTAAAAACAGCTTAAACGGATTTAAAATAACATTTACAGGTAGAGAAGAAAAAGGAAGTTTTTTTATTGAAAATTTATTAGATTCTGGATTTATAGAATCAAATCCATTTGAATATAATTTACTATTTCAAAATAACAATTTCTTTTTATTACAGAATAACGATAATTTAATAACTCAAAATGGCTAATAGAAAATTAACAGATGCTTCTGTTCCAGAATTAACAACGCTATCAGATGATGATTGGGGATATGTTGTTGATGCATCAGATACGCTAGAAAGCCCAGAAGGCACAAGTAAAAAAGTTAAATATTCAAGATTAAAAGCATTTCTTAAGCCTTATTTTGACACAATATATCAGTTAAAAATACCTTATACTACTGAAAACAGAAGTAATAAGCAAAATTCATTAGCTACAGATGGAAGCGGAACTAAATATCCTACAGTTGATGCGATAAACTCGGCAATATCTGGTTTTTTAGTTCAAATAACTTCTAAACGGTATTCTGGATTAGGGCAAACATACACTATTCCATCTAATGCAGTAGCTTTTAAATGCTATATTAATGACCAAGTACAGCATATTGAAGATGTTGACTTTATTTCTGATTTAAATACATTTACGCAAACTGGAACTACAGTTACTTTTAAGAAAACAATCACAACAGGACAAAGAATAATAATTGATTTTTACATATAAACACATGAAAAAAATACTTTTTTTACTATTACTTATAACAAGTGCGATACACGCACAAGTACCAACTGGGCAGGAACAGGACTTTGATTATGGCATTAAAAACAACGCTACTCAATTAGTTCCAGTACCTAATTATTTAGTCACACAAGGTGCGACGGGTGTATATGGAAAAATAGAGCCGATTGATTTACAAATTTCAAACGCCGTAATTGACTCTATCCAAAAGAAACAGAATTTACCTACTGGTTTTCTGACTGGCTTACAATTATCAGTAAATGCAGACCCTACAAAGTTTAATATTGCAGCGGGCTACTATACTATTGCCAATTTTTCAGACTTAAACAATCCTTACGTACATATTGAACAGTACGCAGGTGCTACAGGCATAACACCCACTTATTTAGGAACTTCGAACGCCACTTATATTGCTTTAGATACAGACCACAATATAATACAGCAGTCTACACCGTTTACTAATGCTCAGAGGCGCACACTCGCGATTATCGGCTCTGTTATTCACTCGAATAACATAAATATTAATGCGGTAAATGAAATAAAAGCCCCTATAGTTGCGCCTACAAATCAACTTCATGATTTTATGAAGGCGATAGGTTCGTTAAATGAGGAGGGAAACATTTATAGTCCTAACGGTGCAAACTTACAAATTAATAAAAGTGCAGGACGTATTTTTGCTTTAGGGATTAATGCAAATGACTATACAAATCCGCATGAGTTAAGCATACCAGCGCAAACAGCACTTACATTTAGATATCGATTAAGAGGTGGTACTGAGTATGCAGCTACCCAAAACATAGACCCAAATAACTGGGATAATAATAACGTTTTAACTCCTATATCCGCGGGTAATAAGTGGACTATTCAACACCATAATATCTTTCAATCAGGTGAGACAAGGTCGCAACACGGTCAAACAGTTTACAATAGTTATGCAGAAGCTTTGGCAGCACTACCTACAGACCCATTTGTAACTGAACAGAATATAGCTGACAACGCAGTATTTAGAGCGTACTTAATTATAAAGCAAGGCACTACTGATTTACAGGCAGCAGTTAACGCAGGCACAGCTTTATTCGTTCCAGTTGATAAGTTCGGAAATGTTGTAGG